GTTATGAGTGACTGGCTTGGTAAAAGTGATGCGCCCGTCAATTTGAACATCATTGATCAGCCCCATATCTTGATATCGATATTTAGCAATTAACGGAGTGACAAGCGAGCCAACCGCAAAATCTCCACTCAAAGTCACTTTTCCATAATCATAATCAACAACATACTGATCATATGAGACCTTAATACCGTTCTGATCTTCGAGTTCACAGTAAGAGATTCGCGCATCATCGAGTTGATGAATCGAACCCGCAACAGCACTATCAAGCGTTTGTGATTTGCTGCTTGAAATAATGCCGATATCGCCGACTCGAAAAATTGGCACACGACCGTCAAGCGGCAAACGTGTCGCAGACAAGCCTAAGATTTCAGCATCAAGCGGAATATAACTATAACCCACGGCGTTGTAGCGTATATCATCAGCAGAATACCAATACGGCATATTTACGATGTATGTACCCGAACCATCAACATTCAATGTGTAGAAATCTTCATTGAGCCAAGGCCGCAAAGCTTTCATTGCATTCAGTTCAGAAATCGTGACATTCTGATTGATTGTATAAAAACTTAATCGAACCACGCCCGTTTGATAATCCACTGTGCCTTTGACTCGTTCATGATTAATATTTCCAGACTCGTCAGCGGTGACATTGATCGTAACTGGGGTACCCACAAGCAACTGAAATGATAAAGGCCGCACTGGTGAAATTGGAATTTTAAACACTGCACTGGCCACTGGCATATTGTCAGCGACTTGTATAATTGATTGCCAGGTAATCGCATTGCTCCCTGTATCACTAAAAGTTGATAAATCCAATCGTCCAGAACTCGGATTATAATTACCAACCGTGGTCCCTGTGCCAGTATTTGAATTAAAACCTGTATAGACACTTATGCCGGAGAGATAATAATTCTTGCCTGCGATTTGAAAAAACACACTTTCTGGCGCTACAACCATCCCAGCATTTTTGACTACATCGATATAAAAACCTGTGCTTCGCACAGGTTGTTCGCTCGTTGAAATCGAGGTCGCCTCTTTACCCAGTGTACATTGTACTGATTGTGCTGCATCAGTAATTGTAAACGGCATGGAAACACGCTCAACACTCGTGGTTTGGATGTTGTAATAACCACCACTGGTTTTGACAACGCGCTGATATGCATCACGAACAGCGTAAGCGGTAAACACAACTTCACCTGTCGTGAAATTAATTGAACCCACTTTGCGAACTTGTTTGTTTTCAATCATTAGGTAAATATCGCTACCGTACGACTGAAAATTGAAAACATTGTTGGCAAGGATCATTTCGCTTGTGCTGTAGCTGTACTCAAGCCCTGCTTTAGTGGATGACATCACAAGTGTAAATTTCAAGGTATTCACACCAGAATTGGCACCAATCCCAAAACCGTAGCGCTTAAAGTTCTCTCCGTTGATTGTTTCTGTTTCGCCCAAATCACTTAAAGTGTATGGCCCTGTTTGACTATTTCCACCTGTGAACTGATTGTATGTAACAGTTAGGACATTGCTTAATGGAAATAAGATACCTGGCTTAAATGTGATTTTATTGCCGTTTACTGTACCTGTAGCGTCACCTGAAATTGAACCATCGGTCGCCACTGTTGCCGATTTGTCAACATTTTCAACTTTCCAAGCGATGGTCGCAGGTTGTGTCAAATCCAGTGTTTTAGAAAGCGTGTAATCAATCGCAAGTCGAGTAGGTTGTTTTGAGGTAATATCTTCAGATGCAACACTATCGGCCCAATACCAAACAATTGCAGAACCAACATCTGGCAGTGCTGAGAATGTAACCAGTACAGTACCAGTCACGTAATCAATTGTACCTGTTGCAATCCCAGTAACGGCACCTGAAATCACCCCTGAACCATTGTCAGTCACTGTGTAAGTTTTACCCTGAGCTGTGAAGTTCAAAACAAAACTGCCTCGGGCTGGCACGGGTAAAATCGTGCGAACAAAGTTCAAGCTTTGGCTGTTTTGAGTGACTTCAACTGAATCACTATTTGAAACCCGGTCACGTTTTGCAATAGGCGTAAAAGTAACATTTATCGTTTTACTGCCAGATCCTGAACCTGCACCCCATCGAATCAAACCAGTATCGTAATTGATGGTACCCACAGAGTTGCCAGATACTGTTTTTAGTTCACCTGCATTGTCAGTGACCTGATTGTTATCAAGCGTAAAGCTCACAGAACTTGGCAAGATTGATGAGCCGATATATGTGCTGATGTTCGCCCCAACTGTCGTTGTAATCTGTCGCGTGATTGTTCCAGATGCACCGATCATGGCAGTTGCGGTACCCGTGATACTCAAATCGAGTAGCGGCGTTTCAACCTGTGATGCTGGTACCAACTGGGTAAAAATGCTTTTGGCTTGGATTGTTGTACTTGCAACAGCAACATTATTGCGAATACCAACACTTGCATAATATTCACCAGTGTCAGCAACCAATGTTTCACGTATAATTGATGTTGATACCGTTCCGTTGTACCACTGACGCGCTGTGAGTCCAACAAAATCAGACTTCAAAGCATCATTTAGGCTATAAGTGGCAATCTTATATTCAACGTCTTTGCCGTCAATAACCATAATTGCAATACGTGTTTCAACTTTCGTAATGCGTAGATATTGTTCGATTTGATTGGCTTTACCTTCATTTGAAATCAAAACGAGCGTGTCGCCTACCGCGCTTTCAGTTTCTTTGGGAAACATCACCACTTGCAAAAGCTTCATGCCTTGCCAGTGAGTATCCAGTGGCGTTCCAGCGGCCACACCGCCTTTCGCAAGATAGTTTTCAAGTCGATTCTGTGCGGCATTACGTGTATCAGTATGACTGCCTGTGCTGAAAAGTAGCGCTGATACATTTGGATCAACAGGATTTTCAGAGATAAACACCGTTGCACCCATTAACGCATCTGTATCCGCACTGGTGACACCAGGGAAAACCTTACGCATGGATACATCACCCATGGTGCGGTCAAGCTCTGATACATCATTAAACAGGTTGTTAGAAATACCATCTTCAACCACTTGACCGGAATATTTACCACCACCGTCTGGAGTGTCGGTCAAGCGTTCAGATTTATAAATGACAAGGTTATTGGTTTCAATCGCCATCGTTGACCTCGGTAAATCTTAAAGTGACGTTGTAATAATCTTCGTCAGAAATTGTTGGAATATCTTTTACTGGTTTGGCTTCAATCGCATTTTCACTATGATTAAAAATCACATTGAACTGTCGATAGTCGTGTGGATATTCAAGTTGAAGTGTGAATTGCTCACCCTGCAATACAGACCACGTTTTCAGCTTGCTCACGACGTGACGCTTAAGCCATGCCATGTTTTGATCTGCTGTTAGAGTGATTGGTCGGCCTGAGAGCTTTTTACCTTCCTGAACAATCAAAGCACCATTCACAGCGTAGTCTTGTGACTGCTCTATCGCTTTCCATTCAAATTCATCAGACCATAAAAAACCGTCATCTAATGTGACGGTTTCATTGGTTAATTTTCGGATTAGTTTCATGTTTTACATGCCCTTTTTAAGCATTTCCATTTCACGAAGCATTTTTTCAACGGATGAGGCATTGTCTTCAGAGGTATAAACATCAGCCGTCTGTCCATTCATATTAAATTCCAGTTTTACGGTTTTGTTGGTTGGCTGCTCGATATTGGTTGTAGGTGTGGAGACATCAACATTCGGCGCAAGCTTATTCACATCAACCGATTTGTTTTTTACACTTGCGGTTAATGTGTCAGTCATTGCTTTAGCAAGCAAAGCCTCAATTTTTTGTGTACCAAAAATTGAAGTCTGACCTTTGTTGATTAAGTCCTCATATGCTTTTGCATAATAATCACCGTAAATACCTCCACTTTGACGCGCCTCCATCGCTTTAGATTTATCCACCGATGTTGCTTGTGCAAAAATAGATTTGGCGAGTTTGGCAGCCTCAGCATCGTCATAACCCATACTTGTAAGTTTGGATTGAACGTCTGACAGGTTGTAAGTGGTAAAGTCTTTGCCGACTCGCTGAGTCTTATTCTCCTTGTCTGCCTTAGACTTCGCCGCCATAGCTTCGTTCCAAGCCGTAATTGTGTCTTTGGCCTCCTCGCGTGCAACTTGACCCATTTCACGATAAGCGCGTGTAACATCGTTAGAAACTTTGTTGGCGTGTTTATCAGCAGCGCGGTTCATTTCATCGTAGGTCTGGATTGTTGCTTTGCCCGTATCATCAATAGTGACGTTTAAGCCAAGGGATGCAGCTTTAGCTTTGGCAGCAGCAATTGTAGCTTGATCACCGGATGCAGCAGCGGCTTGCATCGTGCGCTCATATGCAGCTTTTAGTTGGTCAGCCGTCGCTTTTCCACTCGACTGAATTGTTGAAAAATCAGCTAATGCTGATTGTGCTGCTAATTGGAGTTGCTCTTTGGTTTTAATACCAAGCCGCTCAAATGCTTGTTCAACTGGATCTAAGTCATCAGGAAGCTTTTGCATTGCTCGACTGATAGCAGCAGTGCCAAGTTCAACCTGTTTTGTAGAAAAAACTCCCTGCTTTTCAAACTCAACCATCTTGGCTTTAGCCGCATCGATTTCAGCCTGACTTTGCGCTTTGGCTAGCCACTGTTCCCATGCTTGATACAGAACATCGCCTGCCTGCTTACCAGTGATACCAGCTTGAGTCAATTTATTGCTTAGGTCATTTAGATTATTGCCACCCTCAGTAAAGCTTTTTGAAACCTTGTTCAACGATGCATCTAAGTCAACACCAAATAGTTTTGCGGCAGCAGATGCTCTCGAATATGCATTCTCCGCAACCTGACCCGATCCAGTATTGATTTTGTCATATTCTGCTGCACGCAAGTTTCGAGCTTTAGTAAGTTCAGCCTCTCTTAAATCAATAGCGTTTAATTTATCTTGCGCCGATTTGAGTTCGGTTAGATCACCAGATTGCTTCGCTCTGACAACCTGTATTTCAAGTGCAGCGCGATCAATTGCTGCTTTCTTTTGAAATTCCAGCAAGGCTTCATCTGCCTTTTGGACGTTCTCCTTGGCAACTTTTAAAGCTTCCTCTTTTTTGGCTGCTTTATCTGCCGCCTGTTCTGCTGATAAGCCTGCCTGAACAGCGACTTTTCCAGAATTATCAAGCGTGACAATGTAACCTTTAGCAATCAAATCAGCTTGCATGGTGCCATCCATGACACCGCCATTCGCTTTTACTGCTGCTTCCGCATAGGCTTGAACAGCAGCTAATTTATCTGCTTCCAGTTTTTTTGAGTTAGTTGCTTCGGTTTGCTTTGCTGCAAATATTTGATCCATTGCAGCCTTAGTGGATGCGACCGACTCGGCATTTCTCTCACTTTCGGACTGCGAAGCCTCTTTAAGTCGCTGCATGCCTTTTGATTGGAAATCTTGCGCACTTTTATCTGCTTCAGCATAATATTGTTTCGCCTTCTCCTTCATCAAATCAGCATTAGCCGCAAATTGTTTGCTTGTATCGCCCCATGTGACAGCAGCCATAACTTTACTAGCCGCACCTGCTAGGTCAAAAAATGCTGCTGTTGATAATTTAAGGGCAATATTAATGGTCGTTAAACCATCAGCAATAAAGCCAAACGTGATTGATAAACCTTGCCCAATACGAGTTAGAAAGCTAACTTGTTCACCAGCTTGAGTAACACCACCTGTAAATGATGAGAAAATAGACAAAACAGCAGTTAAAGATGTTCCTATCTCGTCGACAATTGTTTTTCCAAGTTGATACCCAGCAGCAACCAATTCTTTTACTGCATCGTATGCAGATGAAATTGCATCCTTAAATGCTGTAATGGTTGCTGAATCAATTCCTCCCTCAATATCCGAAACAAAAGCCATCCAGCCTTCTGATATATCATCAAAGAAAACTTTAATAATCCCCAGATTATCAGCAATGGCCATTAGGGCCTTAGCGGCGGTTTCAGATGCGCCACTGGATTGATTCATTTCTCCAATTAAGATTTGCCATTGTGTTGAAATGCGCTGTAAAGCATTACCAATTGTCGCTGGAAATTGGTCGTAGGTCTTTTGGATGTCCGCAGCTTGACTTTGGATTGCTTTGACGACTCGTTCAGAAGTTAGCTCGCCAGCTTCCGCCATATTGCGCAGTTCGCCAGTGGTAACTCCCAATCCCTTAGCTAAGGCACTAGCCAAACCGGGTGCTTGCTCCATGATTGAGTTAAATTCATCACCACGTAACACACCAGACTGTAACGCTTGAGACAACTGAGTAATAGCAGCTTCACTCGCTTGAGCCGAACCACCGCCGATTTGAATCGCTTGGTTAATGGTTTTTGTAAGATCAAGCGACTGTTGTTGAGTAAGTCCAATTTGCTTACCCACATCATTAATCTTGGTGAATAATGTACCTGTTGCCTCTAAACTTGAATTTGTAGCTAATGCAACTTGGTGAACGCCAGCCATGGCTTGTTGAAAATTACCGCCATCTTTGGTGGCAATCTGAATGCGTACAGAAAGATTAGTGTAAGCATCAGCAGTATCGGCTAGTTCTTTCAAACCCAAACCCACACCAATCGCAGCCATAGCTCCCACAAGTGCGGTATAGCTTGTTTTTAATCCATTTATGCCTGCTTTGGCTTTATCCGTTGCACCTGATGTTTTTTCGGTTGAGTCATTGGCTTTATCGACAGCATTTTTAAAGCCAGCAAAAGCATGATTTGCTTGATCGACTTCTTTTTCCAATGCACCCACTTTGGCTTGAGCGTTTGCAATGTCTTCAGGTGTCGCCTTAGTTTTGGAAAATTGCTCTAACTTCTGTTTTGCCTGAACCAGATCTGAGTTGAGTTGATCAAGCGCCTTTGAACTTTTAGAGCCAAAGTCTTTAAAATTGTTGGCTGCTTCACCAGCTTTATTGCCAGCACCATCAATGATTTTAGTGGCTTGAGTGAGAGATTGAGTTAAGCCATCAGCAAGTTCTTTTGCACCCTTAGGAATTAAATTATCGAGAAATTTAGAAGTTTCAGCACTTGATGCTTTTAATTTATCAGACTGCTGTTTAATTTGATCAAAGAATGATTTTGCAGCATCTTCCGATTGTTTGGTGTTGTTGACGAAATTCTTTACATCCGCATCCATCACCAATTTAAAAACAAGTTCTTTAGCCATGAGTTTCTCTTATTTTAGGTAATAAAAAAGGGTCGCATTAAAAATGTGACCCTTTAGGTAGTGTTGATTTGCATGGCTACGTGGTCTCACCATGTATGCCATGCATTAATTTCGCAATACTGTCATGATGAAGAACAATGTGTTTATGATTTGGTTTTGAATGACTGATATCTATGGTGAGCAATATTGCCTGCTTTAAGTTTTCAACTGGCTCTATGCTGGTAAATATGTATGTCTCAGCATTAAATACCATAT